CAGCGAACTTTTCCTCCGCTTCGGCCTTTACGCGGCGATAAAGCGCCTTGTTTACTGGGACGTTTTCACTGGCCACAGCTGCACCGCATTTTCTTGCTGCCTTTCTTCATGCCCTTTTTCTTCTTGGGCGGACGGCCTTTTTGTGTGCCGTAAGTTCCAGGACCCTTAGGCATGACGCAAATTGCGACGACAATCCCAGTCTAAGCCGTCTTAGAGCCGTATTCCAGCGTTACACGCCGTTTTCTGCCGCTAGGCGAATTCCAACGGAAAAATCGCACCTGCACTGATGGATGAAGCTCTTCTTCCGGTGATTGCAGCGTCTTCCAACGATGATCACAGCTCAAACAACGCCGCTCACGCACACAATCGTTGTCCTGTGACGTATAACGCCCCATCACCTTGGACTCCTCTGACCCACACTTGGGACAACAAGGCGCGTTGAGCGGACGAAACATCCTCAATACAAGCGGTATGACGTAGTTCCCATGGCCTCAGGCTTGGCCAAGTTGAACTGCTGCAGCACAAGATACCCGAAAGCATCAAAGGCGTGGTCCACTCCTAGATTTTTGTTAGGCAAACCAGTGCCTGGCGCGTAAGTCAGTGTCCGCAACGACTTGATTAGCTCTTTGCACCTCGGATGAATCTTGACCCGACGCGCTCCAGAAGCATCCATCAAGCCTGTATTGACCGCTGTAATCTTGTCTCGGATCTTCCACGGTGATCGTGGTGATTGAACCGTAAAGCCGCTGCGTCTGAGGATTGCGTGGTCTGTTACGCCGACACCACTGGTCTTCCTGGCTCCGCCAGTTGGGTCGGGACAAGCAATAATCCTGCGGTCTACTCCATACCTACGGGTGACCTCCTCTGCAAAATCCCAAGTGGTGGCCCCGCCAGTCAGCATGATCTCGTCAAACACGTACAACGTGTCTGCATCTTTGACCGCACAAATGCCAGACATTGGATCCACGTTGAAGTCAACGCCCAAAAGCAACGGCTGGATCGAAATGTCCTTGGCTTCTGTTGAAATGTTGTCGTCTGAAAAGCTGATGGCCACCAAACCAGTCAGGTTCTCGAAGGACGCTTCGAATTCCTGGCGGAACGTGCGCGAATCAAGTTGAGCGCGGGCTGTTTCGTCCTCTGGGACATAACACCACAAGTCGTAAAACCAGCTAGCTGTACCGTCTGGCGTCGAAATAAACAACGCCCACCCCTCTTTATCCGCCAAAGCAGGTCGAATTACTTCAAACCACACCTCTGAATCCATAAATGCCGCTTCGTCCAACACCACACCGCTCAAACTGCGGCCACGAAGCGCCATTGCGTTCTCAGTGCCCTTCAACTCGATCGTTGAACCGTTAATTAGCTCGATTCGTAGATCCGTTTCGTTCTTACTCTTGATCCAAACCTTTGGAACTAGCTTTTTTAACGCTCTCCACGCAATATCTTTGGCCATCCGATACGTCGGAGCACAATAAAAAAACGTTTCGCCAGGACGGTTGAGCGCTCCACGTAATAGCTCAACGCAAGACAGGTACGATTTGCCGAATCGACGACCGGCAACTAAAACGCGGAAACGTTTATCGCTCGAAAAAACTTGGCCCTGTGCCCATCTCAGGCTTACGGGCTCTGCTTTTGTGCTCATGGCTATTACATTACACAGGTTTTCAAC